CCACTCGAAGAGATTGCTGGGGCCCGTGCCAGCATCCGAAAAGACCTCTCAGCGGAAGACTTCACCGTTTGGAACATGAAGAGCTTCGAACGCGAGCGCGAGCTGCGGGGGCGCCGGTGATAGCGGTGCTGGCTGTCTATCTGACGACCGCAGCAATCGCCCTGGTGGTCGTGTCGGTTGCCGACGCGGCCGCCGGCGGCGAGCCGATGACCTGGGTAGGAAGAGCGACGGCCGCGATGCTGTGGCCGTTCTTCCTTGTGCTGGGCCTCATTGAGATCTGGAAGGGCAAGTGATGACCGATCGCATGGTGAAGCGCGGGGATCTGGTTCCGGCTCACAATCCGGAGCCCTTGCCGATCCAGGTCGACGTCGGAGAGCGGCGCGCGACCCGGCAACGAGTTCTATTGCGCATGCATGCATCGGTCGAAGCCCACTTCGAGTGCCTCTCCGGCGACCGGCCGGAGTGGGCGAAAACATATTTGGACCAGGCCGCGAAGTACGCGGCGATAGCGGAGGCTTACAAGGAATGACTGACCCACTCACGCCCGAAGATCGGGCGCTCTACGACGCGTTTTTTAAGGCCTATGGCGAGAAGCTCGCGGAGCTCTCTGCGGAGGCCGCGCCTGGTTCCGACGTGAGCCTCGACGTGTGCACGGTGCACGCGATCAAAACTTGCGTCGACCGGAAGATTGAGCGCCGCTACCTCGAAATCATTCCGCCACTCGAGCCGCCCCGGATAATCATAATTCCGTCGATCGAGCCAGCGCCGCGGATCGTCTCCGCCGTCGGCGTCGGCGTGCGGGTGAAGCGGCCGGAGGAGTCTGCGAGCCTGTACGACCAGATCGTCGAGGCCGTAAAAACCGCGCCGGCCGGTCGGACGTCGGAAGCAGTAAACGAGGTTATCAGGGTCGCAAAACTCGAGACGCCGAAGCTATCCGCGGAGGGGCGCGAGATAATGCGCGCGGCTCGCCAGGCTTACGGAGTCTGCGAGTGGTGGGACGAGATCGACGCCCGCGTCGGCCAGTTGCGCCGGTTCAAGTCGTCGACGTGCGGCGCGCCTGACTGGCGAAACAACGATCACGGTTATCGCAAGATGACGCTCGACAAGTGGATTGAGGAGTTCGGCCGGTGCCAATGCGGCCGCGTGATCGTGATGCGTGGCGAGGATGAGCTCGCGGAGGGCGGAGAATGACCAAGCGAACGGAAGTCGAATGGGCGGAGAAGTTTAAGAATATCGCATTAGCCAGAGGCGCGATTGTCGAAACCGGAATGCTCGCCGGAAAGATCAAGTGCCCGGTTTGCTTGACTGGCGATTTGCATTTTCGCGTCGCGAAATCTAACCGGCACGTGCACGCGCAATGCTTCAAAGGTGAAGCGCGAAACGGCGATTGCGTGGGGTGGATGGAATGACCGGCCTGTTCCCGATGCGCTTCACCAGCGAGCAAAAGGCCGAGGCGGTCGAGCGCGAGCTTTCGTTTCGCCGGCGCGTGTTCGAGCGCCGCGTCGCCGAGGGCAAGATGACCCAAAAGAAAGCCGACTATGAGATCGCGATCTTCGAGGCGATCCTTGCTGATTATGAGGAGGGCGGAGCTTGACTCAACAACTCACAACGAAAGCGATCCTCGAGCGCGCGCTCGCGATCATTGAGGATCCGGAGCGTTGGACGCAGGGCGCCTATGCTCGCCACGCGAACGGGAACCCGATCGGACCGCTTGAGGAGAACGCTTGCCGCTGGTGCGCGCTCGGTGCCCTGGAAAAAGCAGGAGACGACCCCGTGTCGCTAGACGCTCTTTACGCGCTGAACAATGTGTCGGGGCAGATGGGCGGACTTACCCCGCACGATTTGAACGACCAACGCTCACACGCAGACGTCGTCGAGATGTTCAAGCGTGCGATCGCGGCTTGTGAACAGGAGCGCGGAGCGTGAGCAAAAATGCAAAGGAAGTGATCCACGCCGTCTGGGTTTTATACCACCCGCACATCGGACGCGGCGGCTCGGTGTGGTCCGAGATTTTTCTAACACGCAAGGCCGCGCTCGCTGCGCGCAAGCGCCCACGGCTTGAGAAGTGGGTGCCAAACCCAAGGCACGGATTCCCAGCAGTCGGCCAGCCGGTGAGGGTCTTTCTGGGCTTCCAGAAGATCAAAGGAAAGTGGAGGGCACAGCTGTGACCCTCGACGAGCTTGAAAAGGAGTTCTGGGGCGACCAGCGCGAACAGCCAACGCGCGTGCGCCTGGCGCGTGTGGTGAGGGCGTTGCGGGAAGAGATCATCCCTGTGCGAATGCGGATCACACGGGCAAACGATACATGCAGCCGCAGCTCCTTGCGGCGGTACTTCAACGAGATCCTCGGCGGCGACGCTGAGGAGGCGGCGGGTGCTTCTACCCGCAAGGATGAGGAGGCCGCGACGCACGGCCAATCCACACCCGCCGCCGCCCCCATGCAGCGCATTCTTGACGACCAGTTGAAGGCTGCGAAGGAGCGCTTCCCGCTTTCAACTGACGCCGCTCCCGTGTGCGAGTGGACAGCTAAAGGCATTCTCCACGGGACGCGGTTTTATACCGCGGCCTGCTACGGCATGGCTCACGTGACCTATAGCCTGACCCATTGCCCGTCTTGCAAAGCGCCTATTTCATTCAAGGATGCGGCGCCGTGACCGACGTCAAGGCTTTAGCCGCGGAGCTCGAGGCCGCCCGGAAGGATGCCGACCGGTGGCGCTCGATGTATCGCGCGGCCGTCCAGGTCGGCGCAGAGCTTGAAACGACAAATGGAAACATGCGCCGCACGCTCGAGAGGTTTAAGCTCCTGGTCGACGACCGCGGTATCGAGTGGGTGAGCTTCTTCGGCGAGACGGTTCACTGTCGCGTGCAGTTGAGAAACGTCGCGCCGGATCTGCGAGCGGGGATCAGGCAAGCCGTGCAATGTGCGATGAGGGCCGCGGCCCTATGACCGACGAGCTCCCGATCGACATGCCGCGCGTGAAGTTGCCCAAGCCTAGAAAGCTGTGGTGGACTCGCGAAATCAAGGCGATCTGCGACGCGCGGAGTGAGCTGTACGGCGATCCCAGTTGCTACGGAATCAAAGAGCTAAGCCGGCGTGGGCCGTGCCGAACATGCCAGCGGCGAGCCGCCGGCCCGCGGCGTCTGCCGATGAAGGGTGAGGAATGACCCAGGACCCCGACAAGGCAGTCAAGCCCAAGCGCATCCTCTTCGACATGGCGGAAACCGCTGAAATGCTCGGCATCTCGACGCGCACTCTCCTCGGCCATGTGACCGCCGGGGAACTGCGCTACGTGCTAATCGGTAAGCGGACCCGAAAGTTCACCCAGCGCGATATCGACGATTTCATCGAGGCTCGAAGGCAGTGTCAGTCTACCGTCCGAAAAACTCCCCGCACTTCCACTTTGATTTCGTTATCAGGGGAGCGCGGTTTCATGGCAGCACGGGCACGTCGTCTCGCCGATCAGCGGAAGCCATCGAAGCAAAGCTGAGGACCGAGGCGGCGGAGGGCGCAATCAAGCGCAAGCCGTCCATGACCCTCGACATTGCCGCCGGCAGGTACTGGGAAGAAGCGGGGAAGTTCCAGGCCAGCCACAAGACCACCGAGTACCAGCTCGCCAGGCTATGCACCGGGATCGGCGAGGCCGTCCTGCTCTCTGACATTGATGGTGCGACCGTGGCCGGCTACATCGCCAAGCGTCGCGCGACCGTCTCCGATAGCTCCGTCAACCGGGAGCTCGAGCTGCTCCGCCGGATCATGCGCCGCGCGGATAGCGTATGGCGCGTCGATATCGGCGAGGGGTTGAGCTGGCGAGACCTGATGCTTCGCGAGCCCGACGAGCGGATTCGCGAGCTCACCGCCGCCGAGGAGGAGCGCCTCTTCGCCCACCTGCGCCAGGACCTGCACCCGCTGGTGAGGTTCTGCATGATCACCGGCGTGCGCATGAGCAATGCGATCGGGCTGACCTGGTCGCAGATCGACTTCGACGCGAAGGTGATCCGGCTCATGGTCAAATCGAAGAAGCCGGGAGGTGAGCACCTGGCGATCCCGTTGATCCCGACGCTTGTCGCCCTGCTGTCGGCGGAGCAAGGTCGGCACGAAACTGCCGTTTTCACCTATGAGTGCATCAGGGGCCGGGGAGAGCGGAAGATCGCCACGCGGCAGCCGTTGACGGCGACGGGCTGGCGAAAGGCCTGGGCGCGGGCGTTGAAGGCCGCCAGCATAACCGACTTCCGGTTCCACGACCTGCGCCACACGGCGGGGACAAGGGTCCTTCGGGCGACGGGGAATTTGAAGGCAGCGCAGCGGTTGCTTGGGCACCGGGCGATCACGTCGACGGCGCGGTATGCGCATGCGATGCTCGACGATGTTCGTGATGCGATGGAGGCAGCGGTGTCCCGGAATAGTCCCGGCGACGTTAAGCCGAAAAACACCAAGCCATTGAAAAATCAGAAGTAAACGAAAGCCTTCCGAGCGCTCCCAAACCAGATGCGCTACCAGACTGCGCTACGCCCCGATGGCAGAAGAGGCGGCTTTCTAGGGGTTTTGGAGGGGGTGAGCAAGAGGAACTTCCTGCAAAAACAGGAACGGACGTGCAACGAGGTGTAGCAATGTCCCGGAATAGTCCCGAACAGTATTCGGGATTCGTTCACGTCTGAGTGGCATGGTCGCAGGGCTTCAAACATGAAGCGACCCCGGCCGGGATTGCAGTCCCGAACCGAGGTCTAACCAGAAACAGAGGTAGGACTCATGTCTCAGGCTATCCGCCGAGTAGCACTCGGCCTGTTCATTTTCACGTGTTTTGTTTTCGACGCCGCGGTCGGCCTTCTGGTCCTCGCCTCCGCCTGGGCGATCCAATGAGCGGCCCGCGCGTGCTCCGGCGCCCGCCGAATGGCTGGGATCGCCGGCCGAATAGCCAGCTCGCCGACCTGGTCGGGCTCGTCGCCCTCCTGTTCGCCGGCGCCTGTTTCTTCAATTGGGCTTCTCAGGCCCTCGGCATGGTCCTAGAGGCCGCCGGGCTCGCCTAGGGCTCGACTGCCGGCCAACCACAGATCGCCCGCCCGTGCTCCTGTAAGGCCCGGAAGCGGGCGATCTCTCCTCGCAGTACCATCAGGTCCGCGAGGTACCATTCCCGCATGGGCTCGATCTTGAGCGGCTTAAGGGGTATCGGGTCGAGTGGTGTGGGGTCCGTCATCAGCGAACCGTCGGGCATCGGGCACGGCCGCGCCTCGAGCGGTGTTAAGGTCTCGCACGCCGTCAGCATCGAGAGCACAATCGCTGCCGCCGATATAGACCGGAATGCGTTTGATGATCGGTTGAACCTCTGCATGGATCTGGGCCCTTTCCTTTGCGAGCTCGCCGGCGATGCGCGCGCGCTCCTTTTCGACGTCGGCCGCCTTCGTCTCGGCGGCGCGCTCGCGTTCGATCGCCTTGTCGCGCTCGGCGATAGCCTGGTCGAGATCCCGGGAGTCCTCGAGCCAGGCCCGGGCAGTCCAGCCGCCCCAGGCCGTGAGGCCTAGGACGACCAGGACAAGCCCGGCGCGAATGTACGAGATCAATTGCCGGCCGCCGTGCGAGAGACTGCCGAGCGGAGCGTCGCGGCCGTGCCGGCGCCGATCCAAACGAGCACGAAGGCGGGAACGTCTGGGAGGTCGCCCAAGCCGGTAAAGACGACGAGCTCGTCGGCCGCCATATAGACGCCGACGATCGACGCCAGGAGGGCGAGGATATAGGTCCGCGCCCCGATCAGTTTGTCGAGCATGTTTCACCTTTCTGCTTTTGCGCCGGATCCGCCGGCGCGCGGTTTACCTGTCGTTTTTGACGGCGCGGACCAGGTCTTTGATGCTGCCCCTAAGCTCGTCGGTGCTCGCCCGCATGGCGCGGACTTCGCCCTCGAGCGTGGCGATCCGCTCGGCCGTGACCGTTGATTGCTCGAGCGCCTGAACGCGCGCCGCGAGGCCGCCGAAGAAAAAAGCGCCGGCGATGATCGTCGCCCCGATCGAGCCGAACGCGAGCAAGTCTTTAAGTGTGATCCCCTGGTTCATTTGGCTTTGATTTCCTCAACAAGCGCCCGGATGTCGTCTTTCAGTTGTTGCTGATCTCTCTGGATCTCGTAGACCGATTGCTCGAGTGCGCGGATCCGATGATCGTCGGTTTCGGCCGGAGGCGGCGGCGCCGTCACGGGGACGACTTGCGGCTTATCGTCGGCCTGTTCCGTGTCGCCTGTGAGCCTCTCAACGGCCGGAGGTTCCGGCGGCTGCTCCGGCTTCGGCTTTGGGAGGGGGACAACAAAAGCGGCCGCGATCAGTGCCGCGCCGGCGACGACTAGGAAGCTTGTTGTTTCGATCGGCCCCGACATTATGGGTAGACCTTGCGCGAGAGCTCGACGTGTGGCCCGTCCGGGAACTTCGCCCAGTGAGCGCCGCATTCAATCTCGACGCCGAGCTCGTACGCCGAACGCTCGAAGATCTTCACCAAAGGCCAGAAGGCCGGCCATTTAAAGTTTGGCTTTCCGGCGATGATGGGAACAAAGTCGAAGGCGTGCCCGGTCAAGTGCCGGCTGTTCATGGTCCGCGAGGCGCCGCGCCTGAAATACTCGCGCTGGGTCTCGATCGTTCGGAGCCCTTCGGTGATACGAAAATCGAGCGCCGTTTCGGTAGCGAGAGCGTGCGCGTGTTTGGCGACGTCGATTAGATCCTGGTGCACTCCCTTGAGCCGGGCGAGCGAGGTCTTTCCGAGCATGGTCGGGCCTTTCAAACGTAACGAATGAGAACGATTGCAAATCCGGTCAAAGCTCCGACCAGCCACTCGGCGAGATCCGACTGCCCGGTCGTGCGATGACTGATCGTGTAGATCCGCGCGTGAAAGATGCCGGCGAGTGCGTAGTAGGCCGCCGAGATCGGGTCGAGGTAGGCGACCGGCGCGATCGCGATCGAGCAACGCAAGAGGCCGACCAGGTCCGGGAACGGTTGGTCGCGCTTGGTGTTGAGATAGTCGCCGTTGCCGATCAGGGCCATGCTCAGGAACGCCGAGACCGTGAGCGCCGGGATCGACCACAAGGGAAGCCCGAGCGATAGCCAGAGCCCGACCGCGACCGGCAAGGCCCATATGGCCCTCATGGTCTGCGTGCGCTGTTGCGAGAGCCAGAGCGCCACGGGCGAGCCCGTCGACGCGTGCAGCGCCCGCATGAGGTTCGAGAACATGCCGCCCCGTAGGCGGTACAAGAGCGCGTAGAGCGCCGCCCCCGCTATTGCTGCAATAAATATTGAGGCCATACGCGCCTTAGCTCCTCTTCGTCTCGTGCATTGCGAATGCCGGCGTCGATCGCGAGCTCGTCGAGCTTGTAGGCTCGCGCCTTCCTGATCTTGCGCCGGCTGTTTTCGTCTGCGACCGCCTGGTCGATCTTGGCGCGCTGAATGACCCGAGCGCGCTCGAGGTTGACCCATACGGGCCCGCCGTTGTGACCTCGAGACCAAGCGTCGCGAAACCAGCGATCCGGGAGCTCGGCCGGGTCGATAAGGTCGTGGTCCTTTCCATGCCGCGCGCAATCGCGATCCCGGATCACTTCATAGACCTCGGCCGTCGTGAGCCCGCCAAATTGCACGGCGTAGGCGAACCGCTTCGCCGTGTCGGGATCGACTCCGCCCTGGATCTGCAACTCGATCTGCCGCCAGAGAAAGCCGCGAGGCCTGTCCGACCAGTAGCCGCCGGCCGACATAACGTCGAAGATCTCCGGCGTCGGATAGGTAACGCGAACGTCGCCGTTCCACGCCGTAGTAAGAATGGCCCTCATGCCTGAGTCCCAAAGCCGAGAACGTGCCAGCCGCCCGGATCCTGCAAGGTGGCGTTTGAGCTCGCGCCCGTGTGCATGTTTCGCATGGCAACCGCTGTCGTTGATCGGCCGCCGTTCTCGACGATATGAAGCTCGCCCGAGTTGCTGCCCGAGTTGTACTCGGTGCAACCGAAGGCGCCGAAATTTGAGCTCGAGAAAGCGGTCGTGAAATTCCAGGTCGCGCGACCGGTGGCGACGTCCGTCACAGAGGAGACGTTGAAAGAGGCGCCGCCAGGCGTTGCGGGAACGCCGGCCGATACGGTCGACTGCCCCCAATATTTCGCCGCGCTCGGGTGATATTGCTGCCGCCCAGGGCTCGCGAAAGTGGAGGTCGACGAGGCCGCCTCGAGCTGGGCTTTCGTCGCCGATCCGGCGCCGAGCGCGGTCCCGTCCGCTCGCATGTAGGCAATGGTTCGCCAATTGCCGGAGCCGAGCGAGAGCACGATCTCGACATCGCCGACCGCGGTCGTGATGTTGGCGCCGGTGGGCAGGATGCGGGATGTTCCGTTGTGCGTGATCGTGATCGCGACGCCGTAGTGCACGACGCCAATAAAGCCGGCCTGAACTGTGCCGAGCGTGTTCGCGGTCGCGGTGCTCGAGAGCGAGACGACGTTGCCGCTCGTCGCAAAGTCGGGAGTGCCGCTCGAGACCGCCGTTGTCGAGAACGCGACACTCTTTGCGTTCATCGCGAGGTTGACGCCGATTGCGCTCGCGTTCTGGTTCGCTAGCGTGCCGAGCACAGATCCGTTGCTGTATGGGATCCAGGTCGTCCCGACCAGGCTCGCGGCGTTGCACCAATTGGCGTTGGCCTCGTCGCGAATCTTGAGGATGTCGTTCGCGGTGTCAAACCACCATTGATTGGCGTATGTGGTTCCGGGCGCTGAGCTGCCGCCATTGTTTGAGGCGAGGGCCTGCAAGGCCGAGTTCATGTCGGCGCGGATCGTGGCCCCGTTCGCGTTCGCGAGGACCATATCGTTCTGAGACATAGGCTAGGCCCCCTTCGCGTCGAATGTTTTCAGATACGAGGCGAGCTCGTCGAGGTCGTCCTTGCGGGTCGGCTTGTTCTTGGCGAGCGCCAACACAACGCGGGTGAGAGGCGCGACGATCGGCGCGAGCAATTCCGAGTTTTCCGCCGCCTGATCTTTCTCGTGCACGATCGGCTCAAAGCGGAACCGGCCCGGCTTCCACTCTGCGAGCTTGTATCGGTTCGGCGCATTGTCGAAGCCGTTCACAAAGCGGCGCTCAGGCGGTGCCTTGTTCCACTCCGCGTCTGTCGGGCCGTCGACCCGGCCGACTAGCACTCCGTCGTCGTCGAGTATGGCGATCGCCCTGCGCGCCTTCGCCTCGGCCTCACGTCGCGCGGCCTCCTCGGCTTGTGCCGCCTCCCGGAGTCGCACGCGCTCAGCCTCGAATGCCTGCACGTCCGCGAGGTGTTTCGCCTCGGCCGCGGCTTTCACTTCGGCGGCCTCCTCGGCCTCCGTTTTCTTGTCTGTCATGTGTGGCTAACTCCGCTGTTCCGCCGCGACTTGCAGCGTCGTGATTTCGATGTTGTAGGCGGTGTCGTAGCTCCGGAGCTGGGCCCGGAACTGAACGGCGCGGCACTCGACCTCCGCCGTGTCGAGGCGCATCCAGCTCGACCAGGTCGGCGATCCGCTCGGGTTGTCGTCAGTCTGGCGATACTCGACCCATGCGTCGGCTTGCCCGCCCGTCTGGTCTCCGTCGAAGGAATCCCAATCGTCGATCAACGCCGCAATGTCGTCGATGTTGGAAAGGATCGAGGTTATCGTCGCCGAGATCTTGCTCGTGAGGCGCGCGCGCGTGACCGCGCCGAAGTCGTAAGCGTTCGCGAACGTATAGACCCCGCTCGCCGCGATCCCGCCCGTCTCGTCGATATTGGTCCCGAGCGCGTCAAGGTCCGCTATGTCGTCCCACATCAGCGAGTTGGAGAGCTTGAGAACGGAACCGCCGCCGACCGTGTTCGAGTGCGTGCCGGCGAAACTGGTTTCCTCCGTGACCGGAGATCCAGACAAGGCCGTAAAGCCGTTGATGCTCGCTTGTTTCGTCGTGACTGACGTCGGCTCGCCCGGGATCCCGGAGCTGTCGACCGGCCGCACGATATAGGTCCCGGCCTTAAGGGGGACGTTCGCGTAGCTTTGTTGCCCGGAGACTGCCTCGCGGATCTGCGTTGAGTTGGCCCATGTGACGCCGGAGGTCGCCGGCGAGTGCCTGAACTCGATCCTGCCACCCTCTCGCACGTCGAGGTCGCCGGATTGATCCCAAGCGAGGACCGCTTGATTTCCGAGCGGCTGGATGCCGAGGCCGGCGAGCGCCGCCGGCGCCGCGCCGAGCCCGTAGACCGTGAGCCCGAGAGAGGTCGAGTACTCGCTCGACACGCCGAGCGTGTTGCGGGTCTTGACGCGGAAGTCATAGACCCCGGCCGCGACGTCGTCGATCGCGATCGAGGTCCCTGTGACTGCCGGCAAGGCCTGCCACTCCGAGTCCGCGCTCGGCTTGAACTCCGGGATGTAATCGAGAAAATATCCCTCGCCGGCGCTCGACCACGAAAGAGTCACGCGCGTTTTCACGCCGGAGCCGTCGCGGGTTGAGTAAAGGCTTTCAACGATGCCCGGCGCGCCCGGGACCGCCACGACCCAAGGCCGCGGGAGGTTGGTCGCCGGCTGCTCAGCGAGGAGCCGCTCCTCGCTCGCGTCCCAATCGTATATTGCCGAGCTCGTCTCGGCGAGCGTCATGTCGATGACCATTGCCGGCGCGCCGGAGCTGTCCCGGTCCATGCGGAGCGACCAGCGAGTGATCTCGAATGGCTTCGCGTTCCAGCCCTTGCGCGCGTCACTGAGGAGGATCACGTCGCCGACCTGCGTCCCAAGCGCCGAGAGCTTAAAGGTCCGCTCAGTGACGATCTGGGAGCGATTGCGGAACAAGTCGATCTTCGCGATGCGTTGGCACATTGCGGCGTTGTCGGTAAACGGGAGCTCGACCTCCTGCCAGATTTCCTCGCCGTTATCCTGGGTGATGAACGTCGCGCTCGAGACGTTCGGGAAATCGGTCGTCTGATAGAACGAGGCCGGCCCGCGAAACTTGCCCTTGATGCCGTTAAAGAGATCGCGCCGCGCGCGCCGCGCCTGAGTCTTGGCGGGCCCGCATTGATCGCTTTCGTCGAGCGAGACCGTCGGCGTCCGATATGCGCCGGCGTAGATCTTCCAGAGGCCGCCCGAGTAGGCGACGCTGCCGGCCATCGAGGAGGCGAGCGCCGGGATCGCGTTCTTAGGCGAGACGTCCGAGTCGATCGTTCCGTTGCAAGTGTATCGCTTTTGGGTGCCGCCCGAGTACGAGATCGGCTCGTCGCAAATGTTCGCCGCCTCGATAACTGAGTCCCAATCGATCGCGGTATCGTCGGCGCCGATGCCATAAAGGCGCTTGACCTCGCCGGCGGCGACCAGCATCGGGCATCCGCGGAGATAGTCAGCCAGGCACAAGGCCGGGTTGTCGGACCATTCCCACGTCGTCGGGTCGTTGATGTCGTGCGCGCCGTTGCGCGGATCGTAGACCTTGCGGCCCTTGACCTTCGCGCTCATGTTCGGCGGCCCGCTCGGGAACTTGTCGTTGTTGTGCGCGAACGTGCCGTGAATAGCCGCGATCCCTTTGAAGGTGTCGCCGGCGCCGATGAGGTCCGAGATCCAGGGGATCGCCCGCGCGTTCGCCGGCGGCGCCTGGTCGTAGGTGCCGAGCCGCTTGATAACCCACGCCATGCCGCGAAGGCCGCCGGCCGGCGCGCTGCCGCTTGTCCCCTGGGCGCCGCCGATCAGATTGTAGAACCGCGCGCCATTGGCGGCCGACGTCGTGCCCGACTCCTCGGTGTCGAAGGTGACGACCTCGTCGGAGAAGTAGACGTCGCCGATCGCCTCTACCTCATGCCCGGCGAGCGCGACTGAAATCCAGAGGTAGCGATTGTCGGTCTCTTGCGAGTAACCAGTCGTCGACATGAAAACGATCGGGCCCGAAACTCTGGTCTCGCCGTATACGATCTGAGCCGCGGCGGCCGGGGCTCGGAACGCAATCGTTTGCCCGCGGTCATTGAGGCTTTTCGGCTTGCCGGCGACCGCTTTCGAGGCCTCGGAGAGAGCGACCGAGAGCGCGATCCCGACGACGATCTCGGCGACGATCGCAGCGGTGACGGCGCCGACGCCGATCGAGACGAGAGCCGCGGCAACGGCGGCGACGACGGGAGGCATGTGCTAAACCTTCCAAACTGTTTTGAAGTCTCGCGCCGGCAAGAACTCAAGGCCGGAGAGACTGAGGAACGCGCCACGCGCGCCGAGCGAGATCCCGAGCGCGTCTTGCGCGAGGACCAGATCGCCGCGACCGGCGAACTTTGGCCCGAGCGGATCCGGCGCGTCAAACAATCGAATGCCGAGCGCCTCGAGCCCGTCGCAGCCGAGGCCGGCGATCAGCTTAAGCGCCTCGCGCTCCGTCTTGTAGGTGCCGCGCCACTCCGCGATCGGATCTCGGCCCGTGACGATCGCGCGCCAATTGGCGGCGAAGGTCACGCAATCCAGAGAGCCCCACTCGAACGCGCGCGCCTTGGTCGCCTCGACGTAGTGGTCGAGCAAAACCGGCCAGCGTTCGTTTCTCATATCTGAGCGGCTTGCGGCGCGTTGCCGGTCCCGGCCGTGCCCCAGGTGATCGGGCGATCCTGCATTGAAGGGATGTAACGCAACGATCGGTCGCCCTCGAAAATGCGTTGCTGGTCCTGGTCGGTGTAGAACCGCGCGCGGAGGCGATCGAGGTCGGCTAGGTTGCTCTCGGCCGAGACCTGAATCGTCGCGGTATCGCCCGAGTCCGCGTCGCCGATCGTGTCCATGCGGCCGGCGAAGATCTGCACGGGATCTGCCAGGACCGCGCCGGTCGTGACGTTGAGGAGGCCGAGCCAAATGCGAACCGGCCGGCCTTGGCTAAAGTCGCCGTAAGCGATCGAGACGAGCTCGGAAGGAACGCCCGAGAGCGTGATCGAGGCCGCCGTCGCCTCGACCGCCTTCGTCTCCTCAATGCTCGAGACCTCGAGGAGCTGCCCGCCGCCTGTCCAGGTGTTGCCATTCCATGAGATCGGACCGACGCCCGACCACATGCGAATGAAGCCCGACGCAAAGTCGAGCTCGACGAAAATGACCGGCGCGAGCTGCGCTTGCGCGAGCTCGGCTTGCGTCGGTGCGGCGATCGTTCGGCTCATTAGAGGGCCTCAATAAATTGCAGCGAAAGACCGTATCGGAAAGGCTCGAATTGCAGCGAGACCGAAGGCGCCGCGAGGCGGAACACTCCGCGAGGGCTCGAGGCAATGATCGCCGAGCCGTTTGTCGTAGCTGTCCGGAGGCGCGGCCATATGTCGAGCGTGACCTCGCCGGAGCCGTCGGCCGTCGCGTCCTGGGTGACGGTGTAGAGGCGCGAGGTCGAGCCGTCGCCGATCTGGAAAAAATCGCCGGCGCGAATGATCGCGTTAGCCGGAAGGCTGCCGACGGCCAGCTCCTGCCCCGTCTGGCTGTCGCCGTTGATTACAGGCGTCGAGCCCCAATTGCCGCGCGGCTGCTTCATGCGCGGGTTGCCATAGAGGAAGGTCCCATATTGACCGCGGAGCGAGAGGAGCGTCGAGAGCCAATCGCGCGCGCTGTGCTCGTCCATCGGCGGGAAGTCGACCGAGATCGTCCACATTTGGCCCTGATTAAGTTGGACCTGTTGCGCGGCCGTCCAAGGCGATTGCGTCATAGCCGAGAAACTCGCCGGCTCGATCGCGAACCGCGAAGGCGCCGGCCTGTTCGGCAGTGTGAGCGGATAGGTGATCGCCATTAGAACGCCCCCGAGAGCGCGTTGCGCCTCTGCTTGTCGACCATGATCCGAGGAATGCGCTTAACGAGCTCCGCGTCGCGCTGGTTGAGCATCGCTTGCAGCTCGGCCCTATTGGTGCCGGGTGCTGCGTTGACGACCGAGTTAATCGTAACCCCGCCGCCGCCCATCTTGCCGCGCGGGACGATTGTTCCCGGCACGCGCGGAACAAAAAGTTCTGGCCCGCTCTCACCGACCGCATAGGCGTTGCCGGGATTGACCAGGCCGCCGAGGGCCTTTCCAGAGAGAGCCGCGCCGATGCCGCCGTCGCCGAAGATCGAGTTCGTGATGCCCTGCACCGCCTGCAAGATCAGTTGCTTCGCGATCAGCTGTCCGATGCTTTGCAGCAGTTCGGCAACGGCCTCGTTCGCCGACTTCGCGCCTGATGCCATGTCGACGAATGCGTTCGCCAGGTCGTTTTCAATCTCGTCACCGATCCGCTGCCAGGTCGCCTCGAGCTCTTTTACTTCCTGAGGCGTTGTCGCATCTTCCGTCGCGGCTTGATATTCGGCGATGCTGATTTTGCCGGCAGCAAGCGCCCTGTTGAGGCGCTCGATCTGGGCCGCGGTCTCCTCGGAGCCGTCGCCAAACTGCTGCCTGATGTCGGCGGCGAACTGCTCGATCTCTGCCGCCTCGCGGGCCGCCTTGGCGCCCTCTTGCAGCTTTACCGTGAGCGCTGTGACGTCGGCGATCTTGGCTTTGTCAAGCTCAGCGCCCGCGCGAGCGATGTTGTTGCGGAGCGCCTCTTGCAGCGCCGCCTCTTCCTCGGTGCGGGAGAGCTGAGCGATCTGGAATTGAAGTTCCTCGATGACCTCGGCGTATCGTCTCGCCGCTTCCTTGGCCTTGTCGGCTGCGCCCGATCCGACTTCGCGCATCGTGTCACCAAAGTTGACAATCGGCGGCGTCTTGGTCGCGACACGTTCGGGCACTTCTGACCAGCCGCCACCGATGGCAGTCCCGCCAAACTTGCCGCTCGGCTTCCATTCCTTCGGTTCTCGCAGGCTGTCGCGAACCTTTGTGGCGCCCTCGCCTGCCATGCTCGTGAGCGTGCGGTTCCGGGTCGCCTCATTCTGCGCTTTGGTAATCTGGCCTGCCGCATAGAGCCCGTCGGACAGGAGCATGTTAAAGCCGTGATTGGCCGCGTTCAAAATCTCGCCAACGGTGAGAAGAACACCGCCCAGGTCGGCGAACGCCTGCGCCCAGGCGTTGATCCCCGCGATCGTGTCTGGCTGTTTGATGAAGTTGGCGAGATCGATCACCTTCTCGGAAAGGCTGCCCGTGGCATTCGTGCCTTCGTTCACCTTGCCGATTGTCTCGGCGATCGCATTGCGGAGTACGACAAATGCGTCGGACGCCGTCACGCTCATCTGGCTGAACTCTGACGCGATGACGCCCGACTGAGACTCCATCGCCTTGACGACGATATCGGACGTCAGCTTGCCCTCTTCGGCGAGCTGCCTGAGCGTACCGATCGGAACCCCAAGGCCATCGGCCAAGGCCTTCGCCGCTCTTCCGCCGTTCTCCATCATCGAGCGGAACTCTTCGCCGCGGAGCTGCCCGGACCCAAGTGCCTGAGAGAGCTGCAAGGTGACGGACTCGGCCTCTGCTGCGCTTGCGCCTGAGACTTTGAGCGCTTGGGAGAATGTCTCGACGAACCCGATCAGCCGCTCCTGGCTGATGCCGAGTTCGTCTGCGGACCTGCCCAGGCGCGCGTAGAGTGTGCCTACCGCAGCAAAGTCAGTGCGCGTGCGGTTGGCAACGTCGAGCAGCCGTTGCTGGACGGCCGCGGCCTCTTCCGTTGAACTCGTCACCAGCATGATCCGAGAGCGCATGTTGGTCATGGCATCTGCCATGCCAATCGTGCCTCGCAGGACCGCGTTCGACGCGATGGCCGCGTAAGCAACTTTCAGGAGATTGACCGACCGCGAGACGTCATTCATCGACGCCGAGATGCGAGCGGAGGTGCTGCGCACGTTCTTCTCAAGGCTCGAAAACTGGCTAGAGACCTGGGATATCTTCTTGTTGATATCCACGACGTCAGCTTGAAGCTTGATGATGACGTCATCGCTTCCAGATCGTGCCATTTGTCACCCGTAGAGCCGCACGAGTTCCTCGTGCTCTTCGATGGTCGGATAGTCGCCAGCCGGCCGAACGCCAGCCTGTGCGTTTTGCATCTCGATAAACCCGTCGATTGCCAGGAAGGCTTCGGCGAGGCTCATCGAGCGCACTTCGTCAGGGGTAAAGCGCAGCATTCCGCACATCACGGAAAAGATGCGTCGCAGGTCTAGGCGGCCGTCGTGGGGTCCCCCGCCACGGCCGCGACGACGTTTCCCGGTGTGTCATCGATAAGCACCGAAGACAGGACCCGAACGCAGGCGCTCACACTCTCACCGAGGCCCGCGTCCTCCATGAGCTTCCTTGCCTGGGTTGGGCCGAGCTTGCGCTTTCCGTCCAGGCTGATCGCCTGGGACAGGACCGCGACCGTGTGCGCAATGCGCGCGTTCGTCCCAAATGAGTTGAGGCAGGCAAGCGGACCGAGGCCTGTTGCGTTCTCGATTTCCTCGAGTTCGCCGATGCCGAGCCGAAGCGTGTACTTCTTGCCGGCGAGTTCGGCCTCGATCTCGCCACGTAGGGCCTTTGCCATGTGTGGTTTAGTCCTCTTTGGCGACTTTGAACGCGCCCACCGTGACAGACGTCGTCCCGGAGAAATTCAGGGTGACGTTGCCGGCGGTGTTGATAAAGGCGCGCGAGAACGGCCCGATCAGTTTCCGAGCGCCGTTCGCCACGGCGACGACCTGGTCGGCGACCGTGAGCACGCCAACGCCCGGGACTTGAATGCTCGTCTGCTGAGCCGGAACCGTGACGTTGATCGACGAGCCGCCGCCGTTGGCGACCTCGACAAAGGTTCGCGCCGAACCGTCGTCGGCAACGGTGTCGCTCGAGCTTGCCGCTGAGAGCGAAGGGACGATCCCCGTGTCGACGACCGTCTGAATGCTGAGTGCTGTCATGGTCTAGAACTCCGAATGAGTTGAAAAAGAAGGCGCCCCGATCAGGACGCCGTGAAGGTCACATCCCCGGACGATGCGAGGGACATCGTGAATTCGACGGCGCCGTTGTATTCACCGGTCACCTCGAAGGCCGTGATCTGGAATGCGGCCTGGTAGGTTCCGAGGCCGGGCACCACGATCTGCCAGTTGCGGATCGTCCCGTTCAGGGCGAGGCCGTGTGCGGTGTTGACGTAGGTGTCATCACCGAAAATGCCGTTGCCGCTGACTTCGAGCGACTTGACGCCCGCGCCGGCCAGCAGCTCGCGATACTGGTTGGTGCTGTCCGAGTTCGTCACGTCGACGGTCTCGGCATTGATCTTGAGCGACTTGCCCCGGAGCGAACCGATTGACTGGAAAGATCCAGACCCGGTGTTGTCGACCTTGAGCAGAAACGTGCGCGCGGTTTGAGCGACCATAGTTGATTCCCTTTCGTTTTAGGTGAGCTGGTAGAAGCCAGTGAAGACGATCTGGCCGTGGTAGGTCTCGCCGTCGCCATCCCGCGAGGTCGAGTGAGACGCGTAGTTGAGGTAGACGACGACCCCTTCGGTCACGAGCATCGGAACGTCGTGAAGCGCCTTGACCATGGCGGAGAGAATGTCGAGGCACTCTTTCCGGCCCGCGGCCCGAGACCAGGCGTGAAGCGTGATTTCCATCTCGACTGCGAGCATGGAGTCGGCGCCATTTTCGGCCCCTGCCTGATCGCCGATGGTGATGAACGGAAAGCTCGGTGCGGCAGCTTCGGCCGAATGGGGAACGTCGTCGTATATCCGGGTCGAAACGAGTTCAGCCACGACCGGGCTGCCGCGCAGGGTCTTGAAGACCGCGCTTTGGAAGTTAGAGAACGCGCCCATTGCTATTTCCTTCGAATGACCACGTCCATGGAACGTGTCACGACCGCTTCGATGCGATCTCTGAATTTCGGCCTGTAACGCTCAAGCAAAGGACCGAAGAGGGGTCGAGGCGCGACCGCAGGCAAGATGCGGCTCTTGATGACGCGCGACTGCAAGCCCTTCTCGATCCACTTGTAAATCTTCGGGTAGATGATCCGCGACGAAGGCTTGCCCGCCCGGTTGATCTTCTTGACCTTGATCCGGTTGAGCATGGTTCCGGTTTTCTTCGCGGGTGCCTGCCCTGGCGCAGACGCCCTCCACGATATCCAGCTGCCGTTCGGGCGCTTGCGTCGGTAGAAGACGCCTGATTTTGGGCCTTCGATTTCCTTCTTCGCGTCCGCAGCCAGCTCGTTCGCGATGTCAAATATCTCCTGGCGAAGGTCCTTCTCGACCTGAGGCACAATTGCCTTGACCTTCGATTTGAACCTGCTCGCGCCCTGGATCGAAATCGTGACCTTTGCCATCAGCTCGGCGCGCCCTCTTCGCACATGATCTCAAGCCAGCGCCCGTTCTCGAGCAGCTCGCGGATCCCAAGGATCGCCAGCGTCCTGCCCTGGTATCGGACCCGCATTGCGGCGGTGACACCATCGCGATGCCGGATCGTGACCCTGTGCGTGAGCCGGTGCACGTTCTGGTCGGCCGCGACGATCTCGCGACCGGCTTGCGGTTCGAGCTTGGCCGAACACTCGGCAAAGGTTGTCCAGGTCTCGGAGACCGCGCCGCCAGCGTTATCGCTCGCGCCGCGCGTCTTTTGCTCGATCGTGATGCGGTGGCGCATTTCTCCGATCGTCGGCATCAGATACGGACCTCTCGATACATGGACAGAAGGTCGAAGGCGCTCTCGCGCGCTGCGCCTGGTGCCGCATCGGCGATCGCGTCTCCTCGGTTCTCGAACATGTTCGCGGTGAGCATGAGGACCGCCTGCCGGATGTCGGCCGGAATGTCAGCCGGAGCGGCGCCGAAGCCCGCCTTGTATTCGACCTCGATCGGGTTGGCGACGCGGGTTGCGTTTGGCCATGACGCCGACCAGCGGAGAATGATCCGGCCCGGCTGCGAGACGGTGTCGACGTAGTAGTTCGAGGCCGCGAACGTCGTCGCCGCGTCTGCGTCGTCGTAGGTCTTGATATGGGTGACCGAGACCAGCGGCGAGCGCCGAAGCTCCAGCACGGTCCCGCAAGGCCAGGCGTCGAAAAACTGTCGATAGGTCCGCGTCAGGATCGGCTTGCCAAGATATTGCTCCGCGGCCTTCGTCGCCGCACGGATCATGCCCTGCAACGCCGGATGATCTCGAGCGTCATCAACGCGGCAGTGCAGCGAGGCCTCGGAAAGCGAGACCGGATCGCCAGACGCCGCCTGGACGACCTGAATGCGGAGCGCGTTATTCATCCTGGACCCTCAGAAAGCCATCGAGCTCAAGCTTTTGGCCCGTGCTGTCGATGACTTTCGCCGTGATTTTGTAGAGCTCTCCCGACGTGCCGCCGGAGAACATCGCCTGCAAATATGTTCCCGAGACCGATTGCGCGGAGACCGAAAGGGCCGAAGAGCCGTCGACGTAACCCTGATTGGCGACCGCCACCGAGACTGCGCTCGCCAGCGTTGCGGCGGCGTCCATCTTGCCGGAGAAGTCGAACTGAAAGATCCGCTCTTCGTAAGCCTGCTTCGTCAAGGTTTGCAGCTGCATTGTCGATTCCTTTAAGCCGCCCACTCACGCGCTTCTGTCGGCGCGGTCCACACTCGCAACTCAGTTTCAGCTTTCCACCGCTCGGCATTCGGTACGAATGGCAGTGTCGAACTTGACGTCGCCGAGCTGGTGCCCGCTGCCGATCCGACCGCCGCGTGCGTCGAGATACCGACGCCGGAGGCCGCGCCGACGCCGGCAGATGTTGCGGCCGCGGCCGAGGTTGATGCGCCGACCGCGCTCGCCGTTGCGACGCCGCTCGAGACTGCCGTCCCGCCGACCAGGCGCAAGCCCACGCCGGAGACCGAAGCCGCGCCGGCGGAAGCGCCCGCGCCCGAGCTGGTC